ATATCCAAAATATCTTTAGATGTTGGCGGTTCTGGTTTGCCTCTCGATATAGTTTCTTTTTCTTTCATTTGATCTAATCCATCAATATTGACAAGATCAGAATCAAGATCACCATTAGCTACAGCATCAGCCACTTTACCAAAATAATCTGCCATATATCCTTCAATAACAGCATCTGAAACATCTTCCAAATCAAATATTAATCTTGCTCCACTATTGACAAGATCAGCCTCAATTTGCATTAATTCCATTTCCAATTCTGTTCTTTCAGCAGATTCAATGTCAACAGATTGAATTGATCTATTAATTTGATTTTTTCTTTTTATAAGATTTCTTCTATAGTCTTGTCTTCCAGCAACAGAGAATGTTTCATGGAATATCATCTCTAGTCTGGTTCTTTGCCTTTGAAGAATTTTGTTAATAGCTCCTTGAGGATCTGATATATTTATCACTTTCCCATCATCTGTAGTAAAAGTTCCAAATCTTCCAGCTTCTAAATCTTTAAGTAATCTTCTAGCATTTGTACCGCCAGACACCAAGTGAACCATCTCATCTTGAATGTCGTGAATCCATTGCTCTTTTGCTGCTTCATAAATTTTAGGTGATGTGACTTTTGACTTTAAATGTTTCTCAAAAATAGACCTTAAGTATGGAATATCACCATGAGTACGAGCATACATTTCACTCGGATTAACGATATAAGCTTCTTGCTCGGTCACTTCAGGATTTAAATGCTCAGACTTCATCATCATAAGATCACCAGAAGCTAAATAGTGTAAAGCATGGGCAACTTCGTGTCTTCTAGTACCTTCAGTAAATATATCAGGAGACATATCTAAACTTTGTGACAGTTGTCTGTGATATTCAAGAGAATCATAACTATCTGTATTAATAACAATCGCTGGTACAATTTCTTGTGTTTCTGGGTTTGGAAATCTTGGACAAAACAATCCTCTCCAAGATCCATCAGTAAAGCTTATTCCATTTATTTTAAGCTTGTTACTGTTATATTTTCTTAAGAAGTTTTTTAACTTATAACCAGCAAACTCAATAATCACCATCTTAGAAGCATATTTTTTTAAATCTTCTGGGCTGAGTGTGGTGTATCTGCCTTCGCTAGACATTCTTTCAAAATATGTGGGTGAGATTTGAGTAAAGAGCTTGTCGTATTCTTTTTGATCTTCTGTTAATTTTTTATCCCAATCAGATTTTTCTAATTTTGACGGACCTTTGTATGCAGGATCCCAAGCATTATTCCATACACCAGTGAAAGTATCGATAATATCAATGACACCTTCTTTTTTGGCAAGCAACAGTAATTTCAATCCATCATTCAATATAGATTGTTTTGCTTGATCGCCAGCTTGCTTTAATTGTTGAGCTTTATTAGATCCTAGTCTGTTAATTACAACTGTAGGTATTTTTTCATAATCTTCTGGGTTGTCTTCTAAATAATCTAACAAAACTTGATCTACGCAAAAGCCCTTTTGTAGCCAGAAGAATTTTATATCATGTAGTTTTTCTCTACAATAATCTTGAAAATCATCATCATTCTCCAAAAATGAAATATTTTCATCAGTGGTATTGTAATCTTCACCATCTTTATATATTTTTTCAATCATCTCCTGAACTGCATTAGGTTTTTCAGCAAATTCTAAATCACTCTGTAATCTGGCGTAAAAATCTATGTAATACTTGAGTTCATATCCGGAAATCAAACTTATTGCTTTTTTATAGTCCTGTTTTACAATAGCAGCAAAAATAACAAAAACTTCATCTAAATCAATACCTGAATAAATATAATTTGAAATTAAATTAATATCATAGTTACCTGATTGGATGTATTTCATTACTGAATCAGAGTCTTGAAAATTTTCTAGTAGTTCATTTTGAGACAAACATTTTTGAACAATCTTATTTCTGCTATCACTTTCAGGTACACCAAAAATTCCTTTGTCTCTTCCACCCATAATGAACATTGCGGTGGCATCTGTTAATTGAACACCTTTGTCCATCAATAAATTAACAGTGGTATATCCATAGCTCATAAAAGAACTAAAACTTGATTTTACTGTATCAGGATTGTAACAAATTCCACCAATTTTAACAGCATTCCAAGAAGATTTTGAAATTAAATACTGATTCAATGAGCCCATAAAATTTAAAATAAAAAGTAAATCAGTATCCATGTTGCCTTTTTTCAAATAAGCATCAACAAATCTAATCAAATTTCGAACAAAACTACTTATGTCACTAAACACTTCGAATTTTTCATTACTCATATATTTCTGTAATATATTTGACTTTGTAATAGAATTAATAAACTTATGTAAAGATGACATAGTGGGCATTTTAGTTTCAGAATAAAAACTTAGATTAGAATCTTTAATTGATTTTTCAAAAGATCCTTGCCAAGAAATTTCTGTACTTGATAAAACGTCCCAAGCTGTAATTGCTGTTTTGATGAAATTTGAGTACCACATATTATTTTTTATATTCTGTTTTTTTTTGTTTAATCCTATTATAAAAATGAGGAATATTTTTTTCAATATTATGTACTATATTATTATGTTCCATAAAACCCTTTGAAAGTCCAAAACATCAAAGGGCTGTTTTTTTGTCAGGGAGACATCAAAGTGATTGAAAAAAATACATCCGATGATATGATTTACAATTGGCGCAATGAACTCAAGGGTCATTCAAGTGGGATGAAAGTAGTGGCTTCCGCTAATGCTTTGAAATTAAAAAATCAAGGTTTTAGCAAGGATGAAGTTGTTGAACTTTTAGCAGCAGATAATTTTGATTTAGACTTGGCTAAAAGAGTAGCTTCAAATATTTTTGACGAAGAAGCTAATGTCAAGACAGCTATGGAAGTGGCTGTAGTCCCAACTAAGTATGCCGATTGCGCTCCTATCATCGAAAAGACTTTAGAAAAATTCAGCGCAAAAGAATTTGTTACAAAATTAACTTCTGGCCAACATGCAATTATCAGAGCTGATGATAAATCTTTTGACTCTTGGAAAAGATTAGCTGAATTAGCAAAGAAAAATTATAACGCCAGACTTTCTTTACACAATGAATTAAAACCCTGGATTGAAGAAACTCTTTTAAATAATGTTTTGATTGCTGAAACATCAGATGTTAATATGAAAGTAGCTTCAAAAGGCAAGTATGTCGTTTCTATGAAGCACGGATCTGCTGAAGTTGATTTATCAAGCGGTACATCATCTAGCGAAAAGTTTAAAAAAGGCAATTATGCTGATTTTGGTTTAGCTGATGAGTTTATGGTAAAGGCTGCTGAAACTATTTCTCCATATGAAAGACTCAAAAGAGCTTTACAAGATTAATTTTAATCTGACTAAATACTAAACCCGTGGATTTCCACGGGTTTATTTCTTTTATAATTTACAATATGGAAAAAGAACCAGAAATCATTGATGCTATAGTACCAGCACCAACACAAGAAATTAAAACCGACAAACCTAATAGGATGTTCAGTGACCTAAAAGAAACTGACAAACCTCTATCCCCTTTGCCTCCAGACAGCATGGCAGATATATCTTATCCTCAATTTGTGGAACCAAGATGTGCTATGTGTACTTCTCCTTTTAGAGATATAGCTGAACATGTATTTCTTGAATCTGGTAAAAAACCCCAAGCAGTAATTCATTTTTTTAATAAATATTATGATGCTAAATTAAACTGGGTGCAGGTTAACAATCACATGGAAAACCATTGTGATTTCAAAAAAATAGCTGTATCTGGTTTGAAAAATTACGAACAGAGAGAAGAGTTAATTGCTCCTTGGATCTTTAGAGAACACCAATTAGCATTAATAGCTCTTCTTGTTGAGCTTGATGATATTAGAGGTATGGATTGTTCAAAAAATAATGACCTCAAATTAAGAAGAGCTCAAATGGTGGAAAGACTTGTCACAAAAATTCTTATGCTAAAAGATTCTAGAGACAATAATGGAATTTACTCAATTAACATTTTTGAAATTTTGATGGAACTTCATGAAAATATGGAATCAGAAGTTGACAAAAGATTAATTAGAGACAAATTAAATTACTTGAGAGAAAAAATTAGTAAGGATAATTAATGCGAAAGCCACTTCCAAAAGCTCCAGTTCCAGATTTAAAATCTCAACTATTACAACAATCCAGAGAGGCAGTAGAATTTTTCAAGGATTCTGGTTATGCTTCTGAATTCTCTGATGATATTATGCCTTCTGTTAGATCAGAAGTAGCTCCACCGTCCAAACCTTCTAAAGATAGATTTAACCCTGATCAAATAGTAGATATTATAACATTTATTGAACATCCATATTTCTGTAATTTGAAACCATACCCTTGGCAAAAATTAATCCTTAAGTGCTTCTATATGGGACAAGAAGGAAACACTAATCTTAACATAAACTCAAGCGACAATAAAGATGATTGTAAAGGATGTGTTTGGGAATATGTCAATGATAATGAAAAAATCTTTGCAAATCATAAAAAACAAGGTAATCAATTTAAAACTATTTTCACAGTGACAAATTCTCCTTGTCTTCAATGCAAAAGATTGTCATCAGAAATCAGAGAGGTTAGATATCATTCCGCTAAACAAGAAGCAACAAATCCTGATGCTGAAAGGCAAGTGCTAAATTTATCTCAAAGACCCATTATTGATAATTTTCAATCAGAACAAGATTTATTAGAAGATGAAGAATTTGATCAAAAGCTAAGAAAACAAGTAGAAGATAAATGCACCAATAGATTTAAATTTGAAGAACTTGTTTTAGTGCTTGGCCGCCGTTCTGGAAAATCATTTCTTGTTTCAGCTATGGCTCTTTATGAACTTTACAGGCTAATTTCCATGGGTCATCCTCAAGCTAGGTATGGCTTGATGGAGTTTGACGAAATTGTGCTGTTAAATGTGGCTAGAAATGAAGAACAAGCTAAGAAAGCTATCTTCTCTAAGATCAAACAAACAGTGCTAGCATCACCATTTTTTGCCCCTTATATTGGCAAAGACACAGAACTTGAAATGAGGTTTTATTCTGACCATGATCGGGAAGAAAATGAAAGAAGAAAACTTAAGGGTTTAAATCCATTTTCTGGTTCTTTGGTATTAAGATGTGGTTCTTCAAATGCTTCAGGTCTTGTAGGTCTTACTTGCTGGGCTATCATTATGGACGAAGTAGCTGCTATGGCTGGAGATAACCCTGATTCTGGTGTTGACTATGCTCTTTATGATGATCTAAAACCATCTCTGGCTACTTTTGGAAGAGATGGAAAAATGATGATGCTTTCCAACCCCAAAGGACCAATTGGATTGCTTTATGATTTACATGAAAATAGACAAGATGATCCCACCACACTTGTAATGAGACTTCCCACTTGGCTCACTAATCCTAATATTGACATTGAATGGTTAGAAAGTCAAAAGAAAAAAGATCCCACCGAATTTACCATGCAGTATGGTGCTGAATTCGGAGCTTCTTCATCAGATCCAATGTTTATGAAAGATGACATAGACAGAATGTTTTCAAGTATGTTGATGGTTCCTAGAGCAGAAAGAGCTGCAAGTTTACATGAATATTATTGTCATCTTGATCCTGCTAGAACATCAGATTATTATGCTCTTGTAGTGGCTCATACTGAAAATATGATTGGGCAATATGGTCCTGATAAATTACCTATGAAAAGAGTGGTAATAGATCACATTCATTTTTGGAATCCTAAAACTAAAAACCAACCAGTTTCAGAAAGAGATGTAGAAGAATATGTCATTCAATTACATGCTAGATTTAAATTCAAGCAAGTTAGTTTTGATCAATGGCATTCACAGTCTTCTATTATAAAACTACAATCTTTTGGTATCAATGTAGCAGAAAGACAATTTAATAAAGAATATAAAGAGAAAATTTATACCGAATTGTCACAACTAATTAGAGAAGACAGAATTGATGTTTATGACTTATCTAGTGGAAAATATATTGATGAAGCTGGAACAGAACAAGATATCAATGAAATTCAAGAAGCTAAAATTCAATTCTTATTTTTACAAAAAAAATGGAAGGGCAAGAGATATTATATTGAATCATTGTCAGGGTACAAAGATGATATTTGTGATGCTATTGCTGCTGTTTCCTATGAATGTTTAACAAGTAAAATACAATCAAGACTTCCAACTTCAAGATTAACAAATTTAGGGAGCAGGTTTAGATAATTTTAATGTCTAAATTGAATATTATGTCAAAGAATATTAAAACATCTCAATTTGGTGGCGTAGGTGGTGGTTACTCTGGATCACCTTATCAGCCTGGTGGATCTCCTTTAGCTAGGGGCGGGTCCAAAGGTGTGGCCTATGATGTTAATAGTGTCTGGGGTGATGAAAACACTTTAGAAAAATTAATTTCAAAAACTCATCCAGATGCTGATTATTCTGACAGAAATATAGAATCTAGGCTTACACCTCAACACGAATATCAAGAAGAAAATAAAAATTATTATCTTGATCCTAAAGAAAGACTGAGAGCTAGATTTAGAGAAGAGCTTCACGCACACAAACAATTATTAGAAGATCATGCAAAAAGCTTGCAAGAAAATAGTGTTGAATATATAAAAAATAATTATGCTCCTAAAGAAGAACATATGCTTACAATGGAACAGCAATTAAAACAAAGAAGAAAATATAGCGACAATCCTAAACAGAATTATTTTAAATACGAAGATGATATTCCTGAATTAATTCAACCAGAACGCACTCATCCTGTACTATCCAAAAATAACATACAAATTAAAAAAGCAGATATCATTTCAAGGCCCGGTCAAATAACTGATGAATTAGCTTCTGAGGAAAATTGGGTTGATAGTGAAAGATATAAAAATGCTCCTATGGGTAATTTCAATATGTTAAAAAAACAAATTGATTTACCTAAATATTTGTATGAAGGAGATGGAGCTAACGTATCTTATCAACAAGAAGATGGTTTATGGCTTGATGATACAGTTTTAAATTATCCAGATTCTGAAACATTACCAGTTTTTTCTAATTCTGCAAAAGGCTCTGTCTACATCAAAAATGATGATGATAATAATTTATTTAAACCCTTAAAAGGTAATATTGAAAGCCAATTACACCAAACTTTCCCCTTAACTAGATTTGATAGAAATCAGCCTTCTTCTAGAATTGATGTTGCTACTAATACAACAACAGAAGATATGGGTGTTGAAGATGAATATCAAGGATCTAGTTATATAGGTATGAGTTCTCCATCACCTTGGGGATAAATGTAAAATATATATATATGTATGATTATCTTATTATTGGAGCCGGATTATTCGGCTCCATTTTTGCTTATGAAATGAATAAAAATGGTTTCAAAGTAATGGTAATTGAAAAAAGAAATCATATTGGTGGTAATTGTTTTACAGAACCTTTTGAGGATTATCATATTCACAAGTATGGTCCGCATATTTTTCATACATCGAATAAAAAAGTTTGGGAATATGTAAATAAATTAACTCTGTTTGATAATTTTTCATTCAGAAATAAAGCTAATATTGATAATAAAATTTATTCAATACCTATAAATTTATCTACAATACATCAAATTTGGCCTGACATAACTAGCCCAAATCAAGCAAGAGAAAAAATCAAAAAAGATTGCGTTCCATATGCAAATCCTAAAAATTTTGAACAATATTGCTTGTCTACAATGGGTAAAACTTTATACCAAATGTTCTTTTATGGTTACACAAAAAAACAATGGGGTAAGGAACCAAAACTACTTTCAGCAGATGTGGCAAAAAGAATTCCTTTAAGGTTTGATTTTAATGATCAATATTACCATGAATCTCAAATATATCAAGCTATGCCTACAAATGGATATACATCAATATTTGAAACACTTCTCAAAGATATTGACATACAAATAAATGTAGATTTTTTGAAAGAAAAAAAATATTTTAAATCAATAGCAAAAAAAATTATATTCACAGGAGCAATTGATGCTTATTTTGATTATATGTTCGGAGATTTAGAATACAGAACTTTGTATCATTATGATCAAATTTTAAGTGGTGATTTTCAAGGTACGGCTGTTGTCAACTATCCTTTAGAAAAACAATTCTGGACAAGAATTATTCAACATAAACATTTTCATAAGGGCAAATCTAATAAAGATTATGTCACTATAGAAAGTTCCGCACAATTTGATAAAAAAATTCATGAGGAAAGATATTATCCTATAAATGATCAAATAAATAATGATTTGTATGCTAAATATAAAATCTATGCTGAAGAAAATGAATCTAATGTAATTTTCGGAGGAAGGTTAGGGGAATACAAATATTATGATATGGACAAAACTATTGAAAAGAGTTTAGAGCTAGTTGATAAAGAACTTGAAGGAAAAAACCTGTTAATTAAATAAAGGAATAATTATGAACATTATTAAATTGTCTGAGTTTATCAAATTAGCTAAACACTTAGATTCTGTTGGGAAATTTAAAGAAGCAGATAATTTATTAATAAAAATTTCAAATTATTATCCAGAACAATCTCAAACCAAAACAAAAGATATATCTTATTTTGAATGGGATGAAACTACAGAAGAACAATTCAAAGATAATGATACCAACTATATCACCAAAAAACCTAATTTATTACAAAAAGAATATTACCACATAGGTGAGGGAACAGACCCTGAGAAAAAAGATGAACTCAGCACTCAAGGATTATTAAATGGACCATCAGGATCAGGGATAGCAGCATATGATCCAGGAAATTTAGCTTCAAGTCCTTCAATGTCTGGAGGAGTAGGAAATTTTACTTGGAACGAAGTTTACGATGAAAATCACCCAGAATATAATAGAATTCCAAGAAGATAGAGGAAAATATGCCAATACCAATTAAGCCAGTACACAACTTAGATTTACATGCTGAATTATTTGACATTCCTAATCAAGCACAAGCATTAGGTTTATCAGATATTCAAATTCAATTGTTAGGAATGAGTGGAAAACCTAACAAAGAAGCAGCGTCAAGACTTTCATCAAGAGATTACGATATTTTGAAA